TGGTTTAGCTTGGATGATAGAGCCTAATTATCTAATGAATCCACGATACAGAGGTCTGGTTATTCGTAGGAACTACGATGACTTGCGAGATTGGATTGATAGGGCAAGACAGTTCTATAGGAGCTTAGGTGTTAAGGTAACCGGGAATCCCGCAGAGTTTAATTTCCCATCAGGATCAAAAATAAGGACTGGTCACCTTGCTGATAGTGATGCAACATATAAATACTTGGGTCACGAGTACCATAAGATACTCATTGAAGAGCTTACCATTATACCTGAAGAGGAGCACTATCTCAGGCTTATATCAACTTGCCGTTCTACAGTGGCTGGTCTTACCCCTCAAATATTTTGTACAACTAACCCCGGTGGCGTTGGGCATATGTGGGTAAAGCAAAGGTTCGTAGATGTTGCCCGTAATGAAGAATATATTGACCCAGTTACAGGTAGGGATAGGATATTCATACCATCTCGTGTATACGACAATCCAACCCTTATGAAGCACGACCCTAACTATGTAAAAACACTTGAAGGTTTACCCGAAGAGCTTAGGCGTGCGTGGTTGGATGGCGATTGGGATGTATTTAGCGGACAATACTTTAACAGGTGGAGATATGAAAAACATGTTATTAAGCCCTTTAAAATCCCTTCTGACTGGCATAGGTATCGTGCTATTGACTATGGGTTCTCTGCTCCTTTCTGTTGTCTTTGGATTGCTGTGGATTACGACGGAGATGCATACGTATATAGAGAACACTATGAAAAGAGACAGCCCCTCTCACACCACACGGCAAAAATAAAAGAATTCAGCGGTAAGGAGAAATATCAGAACACTCTTGCTGATCCAGCTTGCTGGATACGAAACCCGCAAAACACAAATAACTGGAGCAATGCCCTTCCGACCCACATGTCAATTGCGGATATAATGCAGTTTGATGGTGTAACGGCTAATAGGGCAAACAATGATCGTATAAATGGATGGAATGTTGTACGTGAATACTTAGAGTGGAATGATTCGGATAAACCTGAGCCCCGCCTTAAAATCTTTGAGAATTGTAAGAACCTTATAAGGACTCTACCGATGCTTGTTCACTCTGAAAAACGTCCAGAAGATTTAGATACGAAACAAGAGGATCATTCTGCGGACGCACTGCGTTATGGTCTCATGTACATAGGTAGTCCAAGTAAGGACAGTGTCAAGCCATACTTACAGAGAGAGCTTGAGAAACTTTTAGCAATGGACACAACATGGACGGGAATAAGGAATTAATCCAAATAACTTTATTTGATGAGAACGGCAAAAGAACAGAAGTTATTCTTAAATCTGAAGATTACCCAAGTGTTGATCTCACTAAGGACGAGCTTGGTCAATTTGAACAGGCAATATCTGATATCGCTTGCTCATCAATAGATCTAACAGTAAACCCGAATCATATTCCATATGGAGCGCACAGTTAATAAAAATGTATCACAATAAACAGATTGGAGTAGTATTATGCCACAAGGAGTAGGAACGTACGGTTCTCAGGTAGGGCGACCTTCTAAGAAAACAAGTGTTGAAGACATGCAGGATGTTCGCAAAAAAGTATCAAGTAAATTAAAGATACGGAAAGATAAAGATACAGATATGGTTCCCTTCAAAGGTATGATAACCGAAGGACACTATAAGGGGTCTGCTACACGTGCTTCTAATTCCGAGGCTCGAAGGAATGAAGAAAAACAAAGGAAACGTGAAATAAAAAGAATGAAGCGTAAAAAGGGAATAACTGATGCTATTACCGCTGGCGGAATCGTTTTGGGAACTATGGGTCTGGTTCATAAAATAAATAAAAACCCTAAGGGAAAAAATAGGTAAGAATGATGGCAAATACCGATAATTTAGATAAATACCAACCATCCCCAAAAGACAGCGAGATTATACGTAAGGTTGTCAACATGTTTGGAATGGCACGCAAGTCTCGAAGTAGTGTTGCAAAGCTATGGAGAGAGTCGGAGGGTTTATATCAGGGTAATCACTGGGAAAGCATGAACATGCCAAAGTTTAAGAATCAGATTACCATCGACCTTATTGCATCTGCAATCGATACGATGATTCCCATACTATCTTCACGTCCACCTAAGATTGATATAATAGCGGTAGCTGGTGATGAGCGTGGAAGTGATATCGCAGGAACTGTTCAGGCGTTTATGGATGAGCTGTGGACAATCAGGGATATGCAAAATATCATACCAGAGTTCTTGCTTGACTATCTTGTCTATGGAACTGGCATTATGAAGGTTCATTGGAATAATGTTGATGACCTTCCAGATTGCGATGTTGTTGATCCGTTCAATTTTTATGTAAACCCATCAGCCACCAAATTAGAGAACGCTGAGTGGGTGTGTCTCGTATCACCAATGCCTATATATGATATTAAGGAAAGATTTGAAAACGGTAAGTATGTAAAACCAATGTCTGACTTGGATAAGTTTAGCGCATCCAAAATTGGTACAACCGATATTGATGGTGAGAAAGTTCAGGTAACCGATACTAAAGGTCAGGAGACTAATTACTATGAGACCATGGGTAAGGCAATGGAAGATCTTGAGCCCAGAGCTCTCGTTATCGAATGCTATATGAGAGATCCATCTAAGGAGTATGTTGTTGATGATGATGGTAAAGAGGTTAACAAGCGTAAATATCCAAATGGGATGCGTCAGGTAGTCGTGAGTAATGGTGTATTGTTATATGATGGACAGACTAAGTATCCATTTTTTAATAGGAATAACCACCTTCCTCATCCTTTCCCTTTTGTTGCTATAAAGAACACAGGATCACCACATTCATTCTGGGGAAAACCAGAACCAAAGAGACTGAAGTCACTGAACCTCGCTATGGACAGGATAAGCTCTCAGGTTATGGACAATATTCATCTTACCGCATCACCAATGTGGGTAATAGATGAGAGCACTGGTGTCGAAAATCAAATAAGCAATAAGCCCGGAGCAGTAATAAGAAAAAAGGGTGCTGGTAGTGTTGAGATGAAATCACCCCCATCCATGCCCGGATATGTTTTTAATTTCTATGAGCTTCTTAGTGATGTATTTGAAACCGTAAGTGGTGTAAATAAATCCACACAAGGTAAGGACTCTTCTAATGTAACGAGTGGAGTTCAGGCTCAGATATATAGACAAGCCTCCTCAACTAAGATTGACTTCAAGTCACGATCTGTAGATCAGGCTATTTCAACATTAGGTGCAATGTGGGTGGCGATGTTTAAATACCTCGGAAACGACATTGTGCGTGTCAATTATATTAATGAGGATGGTGAATCAGAACAGCGTGATATGATCGGCGTGATGTTCCGTGATGTTGATATGATCGTACGTGCGAAGGCTGGATCAATGTTACCTGAAAACAGGATGTTCATCGAAAACAAAATTTTACAGCTTGCCCAACTTGGTATTGTAACCGACCCAGAATATATTGTTGATAGCATGGAGCTACCCGGCAAGGAGAGGTTGCTCGCTAAGATTAGGGAAGAAAAAGCCAAAGCAGAGGCTGAGGCAAACGCCCCTATTACTCCTGATCAGCTTGGTGGTAATGAGGACGAGATTTACGAGACGCTCAGGGAAAATCCTGAGTTAGCTGACAAGGTACAAACTTAAATAATGAAACCGCTTTTCCTATTTTAGATATGGTAACGGTTAGATATTCTTATAGTACAGTGCTTACATATTGTTAATTAACCTAATAGGGAAATAAATATGACTGATAGCATAGAAGGTGGAACTTACGGAGAATCGGTAACACGAGAGATTGCTGACGCACTAATTACAGAAGACATCGAGGATGTTTCTACACCAGTTAGTGATGAAGCAACAGAAGTAATGGAAGCCAGCAGTGAGGAAGCGACTGCAAAAGAAGCAGAGACTCAGGAAACTGAGCAACTTGCGGAAGAAGATACAGCTCCTACGGAAGATGATAGTGTTTACGATGTTGAAATCGACGGCACTACCTACACAGCCGAACAGTTATCTGAGGCTATAAAGGACTCCAATAACAAGTCCGAATGGCAGAAAAGTAACACTCAGAAAGCTCAGGATGTCTCTCAACGAGAGTCCGAGTTAAAAGCTGAACTCGACAGAATCAGTGGTGTGATGAAAGACGAGGAAGTTGTGGAAACTATGAAAGATATTCTTGGTGAAGA